CTGCGTTCACTTATAACTTAAGGATAGTTAATGATTGTAGAACTAACAGACACACTACTCACACTACACTTTATATTCATCTCAGTCTTTGTTGCGTTTACCTACTTCGAGCTACGCTCATTTAGAAAGTATGCGGAACTACAGGCTGAACTACTAACAAAACTTAAGGAGTAACACATGACAAAGACATTAGACACACTGATTCCAGACATCTACGAGACGCTTGAACAGGGTGTCGATGTCACACAGCCTCATGTTGCTGAGGCATTAGAAGAAGTCGGCGGCCTTGTGCGAGAGGCAGTCGAAACTATACTCCGTGAAGGTCAGCGTAAAGGTGCATCACACCTACGTTTGTCTTCAATCGGTAAGCCAGACCGTCAGATTTGGTACGGAGTACAGGGCGAAGAAGGAGAGTCTATCAATGGGCAGACTAAGATTAAGTTCCTTATGGGACATGTCCTTGAGGCTCTCCTGATTTGTTTGACTAAGGCAGCAGGCCACACAGTAACAGAAGCACAGGACGAGGTAATGGTAGAAGGCGTACTAGGCCACCAAGACTGCGTGATTGACGATGTGCTTGTGGATATTAAGTCTGCGTCTTCATTCGCATTCAAGAAGTTTAAAGAGGCACGGCTTACAGACGACGACCCCTTCGGTTACATTGCACAGATTAGTGCCTATGCCACGAAGAACAATCGTAAGGAAGCAGCCTTCTTTGCAATCGACAAGAACAGCAGTGAGCTTTGCATCTTACCAGTACACGATATGGAAATGATTGATGCACCTTCACGAGTAAAGCATCTTAAAGAAGTCGTGGAGAAGGATACAGCACCTGCTCGCTGCTACTCTGATTTGGCAGATGGTAAGTCAGGCAATCGTAAGCTTGCTATTGGGTGTGTCTTCTGCTCATTCAAAAAGAAATGCTGGGCTGATGCCAATGGTGGCCAGGGTCTGAGAGCATTTAAATATTCTAACGGAGTACGTTACCTCACAACTGTGGCAAAGACCCCAGACGTTGAGGAAGTACAGGTGTAATGAAATTCAAAAGAAAAAAATACGACCACGAATACAAATCAAACTCTGAGTACGAGGCTGCACAGCAGCTGCACAAGAAGAAGATTAAGTTTGTGTATGAGCAAGAGAAGCTGGCCTATGAATGGCGTGAGGATAAGAACTACATCCCAGACTTCTTCTTGCCCAACGGAGTTATCCTTGAGGTGAAGGGACGCTTTATGATTGAGGACAGGAAGAAACACCTGTTCATTAAGGCGCAGCACCCTGACCTCGACATTCGGTTTGTCTTCGATAATCCTACCCGCAAGTTATACAAGGGTGGCAAAATGACCTATGCAGATTGGTGCGACAAGCACGGTTACATGTATTGCAAATTAAAAGAGGGCATACCGCAATCGTGGCTTGACAAACAGGATGCAAGGTAGTAAGATAACAATTCACTTGGACGAGTTTCGCCCAGACGAATCCTCACCAGAACGCACCTTGTTCTTGTGTGTTATTCTTCAAGCGTTACTCGATGCAGCTAAGCCAGCTTACGAAGGTGAGCCAGCCACTGCAAGAATAGACAGGGACAGAGCATCGTCTTGTTTCTTCGCCTCAGTAGGTACAACAGCACAGGACTTTGAGGAAGTGTGTACCAATGCAGGAGTAGATGCGGATTACATGAGAGACTTTGCTTACAAAGTTTTGCAAACAGGAGAAATAGATTATGTCAGAAAAAGAATTAACGCAATCCTTGGACACTAAGTTTGGTTACACACAGGTACCAGACGACCCAGTAAACAGCCCGTCACACTACAACAGCAAGGGCGTTGAAGCAATTGACGCTATTGAGGCAAGCATGTCTGACGAGGAGTTCCAAGGCTACTGCAAGGGTAACGCAATGAAATACATGTGGCGTTACAAATATAAGGGCAAGCCTGTGGAAGATTTAAAAAAAGCGCAATGGTATTTGAATAAGCTCATTGCCTCACTAGAAACTATGTAGTATAATTGGAGTCTTCGACTATGCAAGTAACATTGATTGACCATATGGGTAGCGACCTCACAGTTGTGAACGCTGCCCGTGTTTCTTTTAACAAGGAATCACAACGAGTACAGAACGGCAACCATCAAGACCTCTCAGAGGGAGACCAAAAGCTTATCAACTATTTGTCTAAGCACGGTCACTGGTCGCCATTCTCACACTGCTTCTTACAGTTTCGTATTGAAGCTCCCCTCTTTGTCGCACGACAGCTAGTGAAACACCAAGTGGGCTTGGCTTGGAATGAAGTCAGCCGCCGCTATGTGGACGCTACACCTAAGTTCTTCACACCAAAGGCGTGGCGGACTAAGGCAGACAACGTAAAGCAGGGTAGCTCAGACGATACTATAGACTATCACATCGGCTCATACACACGCTCTGCCATTGCAGAGTATGAACGTATGCTTGACGTGGGTATCGCTCCTGAGATGGCACGTATGGTGCTGCCACAGAACATGTACACAGAATGGTACTGGTCTGGCTCACTATACGCCTTCTCTCGTGTCGTTAATCAGAGGCTGGACAAGACATCGCAAGCAGAGACGAGGTACATTGCAGACTTGATAAGCCAAGAGGCAGCACGATTTGATTTTAAATATAGCTGGAAAGCACTAACAGGAGAGGAACTTCGCACAAATGACGAACCAAAATACATTGACTAATTACCTACCATCAGACTATCAGACATTCATTGCAACGTCACGGTATGCCCGTTGGTTAGATGACGAGGGACGCAGGGAAACCTGGGGTGAAACCGTAGGCCGTTTCATTGACAACATCGTACGCCCGTCAGACATAGATGGCAAGACCATTAACCAACTTGAGGATGCCATCCTTAACCTAGAAGTAATGCCCAGCATGAGAGCCTTGATGACTGCAGGCCCAGCTGCTGAGCGTGACAACACATGTGTATACAACTGTAGTTACCTGCCTGTTGACCATCCTCGTGCCTTCGATGAAGCAATGTTTATCTTGCTGTGTGGTACAGGTGTAGGCTTCTCTGTTGAGCGTCAGGCCATCAGTAAGCTTCCTGTAGTACCAGAAGACATCAGAGACAGCGAAGACCTTATCGTTGTACAGGACAGCAAGGAAGGCTGGGCTAAGGCACTACGCAAAGTAGTCAGCGGCCTGTACACAGGGGACGTACCCAAGTGGGACTTGTCCAAGATTCGTGCAGCAGGTGAACGCCTCAAGACATTTGGTGGCCGTGCCTCTGGGCCTGACCCACTGAACGACCTGTTCAACTTTGTTGTAGCCAAGTTCAAAGGCGCAGCAGGGCGTAAGCTTAACAGCGTTGAGTGCCACGACATCATGTGTAAGATTGGCGAGGTAGTTGTAGTGGGTGGTGTTCGCCGCTCCGCTATGATTAGTTTGTCTAACCTATCCGATGACCGTATGCGTCATGCTAAGTCTGGTCAATGGTGGGAGAACGAAGGGCAACGTGCCTTGGCTAACAACTCTGTAGCCTACACTGACAAGCCTGATATGGAAACCTTCATGCGTGAGTGGTTGTCCTTGGTCGAGTCTAAGTCTGGTGAGCGTGGTATCTTTAGCCGTGCTGCTGCAGACAGCCACGTTGCACGTAATGGTCGTCGTGAGACAGGCAAGGAGTGGGGTACAAATCCATGTAGTGAGATTATCCTACGGCCTTATCAGTTCTGCAACCTGACTGAGGTTGTGGTACGACCAACCGACACTGAGAAAACACTGGCAAACAAAGTACGTCTTGCCTCTATCCTTGGAACAATTCAATCTACGTTTACAGATATGCCGTATCTTCGTCCTATCTGGCGTAAGAACACAGAAGAAGAAAGGCTGTTGGGCGTGAGCTTGACAGGTATTATGGACAATGAAATCACTAGCAAGCCATCTAAGAAATTACTTAACAAGTTACGTGACACTGCTGTACAGACAAACAGGGATTATGCTGAGCAGTTTGGAATTAGTGCATCTGCGGCCATCACTTGTGTTAAGCCTTCAGGTACTGTGTCGCAGCTTGTTGATAGCGCTTCTGGCATTCATGCACGTCATAGCGAATATTATATCCGCACTGTACGGGGTGATAACAAAGACCCTCTCACGCAGTTCCTAACAGACGCAGGTATCCCAGCTGAGCCTTGTGTTATGAAGCCCGACAGCACCACGGTGTTTAGCTTCCCAACCAAGTCACCTGACAATGCGGTAACACGTAACGACATGACTGCCATTGAGCAGCTGGAGCTATGGAAGACCTATGCGTTGGAATGGTGTGAGCATAAACCATCCGTTACCATCACGGTGCGGGACGAGGAGTGGCTCAGCGTAGGGGCTTGGGTGTTCGATAACTTTGACATCTGCTCTGGTGTATCCTTCCTGCCACACAGCGACCACACCTATGCACAGGCTCCTTATCAGGACTGTGACAAGGCTACCTACGAGGAAGCTGCTGCTAAGATGCCAGCCTCTATCGACTGGGCTAAGCTTTCTGACTACGAACAGGAAGATAACACATCAGGCGCACAAACATTGGCCTGCAGTTCGGACGGTTGCGAGCTTGTTGACCTGACATGAGGGTAGAAATATACGGGCAGAAAAGCTGCAAGTATTGTAGAGATGCCGTAGTATTCTGTAGGGTTCGAAAGATTCCCTACAGTTACTACGGCATCGGCACA